TTTATTTAAAAAGTAAGGAATGAAAGCGCCGTCTCGCACATCTAACGTAAGCGTGAATTCATTTGTTGCAGGCTCTGAAGTCGCTTCAATATCATCAATACTGTCAGACGTTATATAGCCTGGTTGATAGTAAACACCTCCATAGAAAACAGGTGCATCCCTATCTGTCAGATAAATCATATTCCCATTTATATTCATCTTTACTAGGTATGTTTGATAGCGAGTCGGGTTATAACCTCTTAAACGCTCAATCTCTGACGCTGTTAAATTCTTCACAGCTGCTCCATTAACTCTAAATCGAAGATCGTTTTTCCCGCATCTTTAACGCCGAACTCACCACCATTCCGGTTCTTAACACACACCTGAAAATTAACGTCATCGCCGTAGAGAATCTGTGTGCCAGCTGGAATATTGTGTAAAAGTGGCTGAGTGAGTGTTATTGTGGCGCGTCCCGTTGGGTCTGAATTAGCACTAAAAGCGATTCGATAGCCTTTAGTATTGATATCTGGCTGAACGAAATCCCCACCCCACACCGCCTTTTCACGCGATGGCGGCAATCCTGCAACCTTTAATACTTGACTACCGACGAATCCACTTGTTGTTAAATAAAGACCGTTTAACTTTCTAACCGACTTTAGTGGGTTCGGAAGAACGAAATTTCTAATTGAATCGTTGTACCAGTCAAGAATGCCACTGATTTCCATAGCATCATCGTGACTAACAGGCGTCGAAGTGAGCGCGAAGAGGTAATAAGGATCTTCACTCCCCAATGATTTATTTTCGTACAGTCGTTCTTCTGGCTTGATGATGTCGAGGATTAACGTGACTTCAACTTGTCTAAAAAACTGAATGGGAAAAGCAGACATTTATACTGGCCTCTCTAAACGTGCCTTGAACAAGCGTATAAAACGCTTATCGCGCAATGCTATCTCTCGCCAATCTCGATTTGATGCATCACCATGGATATGCGTTTCGTTTTTAAAGCTCATACTCTGAGAATTATTTGTTTCTGATGAACTTAAAAAGCGTGTGAGGTCACGGTTTTGATCTGGTTGAACAACTCGTTCACCGCCGTCTAGTAGATAGGTACCTTCAGAAGGAATGTTTGTCATACCGCTGTGCGCCATACCGGTTAACTTTGCTGCTGCAGCTGCACCAGTTACGACTACGCCGGCATAAGCAGCACCACCCAACACTGGCCCGATATATGGAATACTGGCTAGTGCGTTATAGGCACCCATTGCCGCATCCATGGTGTTAGTCCATATAGACTGTAGGCTTTTTCGTTTCTTTTCGTTGAGTAAGGTCTCACCGATAGATAAAGCCATGCGTGCGTAACCGGCTTCACGTCCTTCCATTCCATCAAAGAAGCTGTTAGCTGCATCAAATAGAGCACCGTAACCTTCTTGTTGACGTGCTTTTTTCTCTTCTTCCTTCTTAAGCTCTTCCTCTCTCGCTTCATCGCGGATTTCAGCAAGCTTGCCCTGGTGCGTTGCTTCTAGGTCTTCCATTGCCTGTTTGTGAGCCGCTTCAATTTCCTGTGTTGCTAAACCTTTTTCGCGCAGCAAATCGAGTTCAGCTTCAATTTCCTCAACGCGTTTTTCGTGTCTAAACTGAGCCAACTCTTCATCTTTTCCGCCAGCTTCAAGCGCAGCCTCACGAATTGCAGCGTACTTTTCCGTTGCCGCATCTATCTCGCGCTGGTTAAGTTCTGCAACCTTCTCTTCTTTCGTTAGTAAAAGATTATTCAGTGCTTCTTGATGTTCCTTTTCGAGCTCTTGAGTTAGCAATCCCTTTTCGCGCATAAGCTCAAGCTCTGCGTTCATTTCTTCAACTTTGCGCTCGTAGCGCAAGTTAGTTAACTCAACCTCTCTACCGTCAGCTGCTAATGCCTCGTCGTAAATTCGCTGATATTGTGCGCGAAGGCTTGAGGCCATTTTCTCAGTTTCTTCTTCGCGCTTAACTTGTGCAGTCTGATCAGCTTCTTCCTTAATAGCGGCTTGCGTTTCTACGTGCGCTTGGTTCGCTGCTTCAAGTTGCTTTTTCTGACGCTTAAATTCTTGAAGTTCTGCTGCAGCTTTTCTTTGCTGCTTTTGCAGCTCTTCTTTTTCTGATTCACCACTTCCGAACCAGCCAGTACCTTCTGAACTCGCATTTGGTAAACGCTGACGAATGTTTCCAAGCTCATTGGCTCGTTGCTCTATCAGCTGGTCTAACGCCTGAAGATCACCTTGCTCTGCCTTCATCTGCAGAATTTGGTCTCTGAGCTCATCTGCCTCGGCTGAACGAATTGCATTCGCAGATTTTGCAGCGTTAGCACCGCGTTTAGTTGCTGATTTCTGCTGGGTGTTTTCGAGGTACTGAAGCTCTATTTGTAACTCTTCAATGGTTGGCGCAATTTTGCCGCGCAACTTATCAAGTGAATACGAGATACCATCTAGCCACTTCTTAACACCACCACCTAAAGATGAGCTTTCAGAAAAACTGAGCAATAATTCATCCCAACGCTGGCCAAGCGTGTCTACTGAACCTGCTAACCCGCCAGCTTCGGCAGAACCAGCACCGCCTACTTGCCCCGCTAGCTGTTCAAGAATGACCTTTTGAGCGCCTGCAGTATCGCCCATTTCTACCATTGAACGAATCATGTCTTTCTGCGCAGAAGTGAAGCTAACACCACTGCGCTTAAGTGCATTAATACCGGCTACAGGATCTTCTAATGCTTTACCCAATTGCAGGGCTTTATCTTTAGCGGTACCGCCAAAAACAGCGGCCATATCCTGAGAAAGTTCCACAGCCTGGGTGAAGGTTTCTCCGCTTACAGACTTAAACGTCTGAAGAACGTTCTGCGCTTCGGTTATTCCCTGCACACTCGCCAGCGTGCTTAACGCAACTTGGTTTGCTTGTTGTTGTAGTTGCTCAGCAGTGAAACCAGCCGCATTACCAGTAGCCCTAACTAGTGCTTCGGTTCTTAGTTGGCTTTTTTCGTATTCATTGAACACCTGCAGCGACTTATAGCCAACCGCAACTAGGCCAGCTAATGCCGCGGCTAATCCGCTAGTTACTGCAGCACCAGAAGAAAACAATGAATTAACGACAGAAACCCTACTGGCAACGCCACCCATTGGGCCTTGAATAGCTTGTGCGCCCTGTGATAATCCACGCATTGAGTTGTTAAAGCGCTCATTACTGGTGATTGCGCGCCCTAACTCGCTGCGATAAGACCGGGTATTGCCTCGCAGTTCAACTTCGTAGTTCTTTTTGTTCATTATCTTCTCGTAAAGCGCTTATAAAGCTCTTCTACAGACATAGGTTTGATTTGCATTTTGGGGCGATATCCAACGATAAAATCGCTAGATTCGAAGGGTTTATCACCCTTTTTGCTTAAGTAATTTGCCACTTGAGCACGTAAACCAGCCACTTGGAACTGGTCAATTTTGCCGCCGTAGGGCTCGATTTCACCGAATCGCAACCATTCGAGAAGCTTTGACGCACTGAGTCTATCTAGGAGGGAGTCTGCATCTTCGCAGCCTAGCTTTAAGGCCAGCCTAAGTGTGGCTGTTCGATAGGGCTGGCCTACGAGGGGTTTCTTGCTAAATCCTCGTCACTTAGTGGTTCGGGCTCTTCTGATTGAGAGTCATTTTCACTTTTTGGGGGCTGATAAAGAGGGTCTATCCAAGGCATATCAGAAACACTGGCAATTTCTGCAAGCACTAAGGAAATTTTCGACTGTGGGAATGATGCAAGAAACAGAAGGTCAGTTTCACTATCCCACTTCAAAGGTATGCGCCCAGACTTTGTACGTAACGACATCGCAATAGCCTGGTATCTTAGCGCCATTACATTACGCCCTTTCTCTTCTAAGTCAGCATGGGAACGCTGAATAAGATTGAGTTGGTCCATGATCACTACAGCATCTGCTGCAGAAAGCTCAACAATAAGCCAGCGCCCTAATTTAGCTGCTGCACTTTGCGCGCGATGCGCGAAGGTTTTATCCTTCGGCATCTTACGCTCAGCGATAAAACGTTTAAAGAAACCAAGCATTAAACTAGATCTTCTTCAAGAATTGGACCGTCGACTTTTAGCGTTAAGCTTCTGTCTACTTGCCCCTCTTTAGGAATTGCATAACCAACTTTTGTAGTTAGGCATCGGAATGACAACGTTTTAGCAATTGGCGCCGGGAATTGCACCTGTACGTGGTTTTTCGTGCCGTTGTGGAACGCATCAATAATACTTTCAATATCAGTCTGCGTTTCACGATAACGAACAGTGATATTCCATTCACCGCCATCACGTAAACCGTAATCCGACTCTTTCCAGTCATGTTCGGTACCATACTGGGTTGCATCAACCACTTCACTGGTCATTTCACCAGGCTCCATGGTCATAATATTTGCTATTGAATCACCGTAAGAAGTGCCAGCATCCGGCGATAAGTGCAATGAGACTAATTTACCCTTCATGATTAATCCTCGTCTAGGTATTGTATTGTGTAAGTAAGCTGCAATTCACCGATAGTCGTTTCACTGTCACGGTCGTATGCAAAGTTGGTTCTATTCATGCCTTCAATCAGGCCGTCTAACTGGGGGTTTTCGCGCAGTAGCTGCTGCACTGCAGTGGCTTTTTGGTCTAATGCATCATCAATATTGCCCGGATCACGAAGCATGATTTCAACAATGACTTGCGCCTCTGTAATTCCGGTGTCATCGAAGTCATATTCAGTTTCACCAGAATTAAAGAAGACCTTTAACGCAGGTAGTTCGTCTTCGAATATCTGCGCTGGAGAGTAATTAAAAGTAGTGGAGAAGCCAGCAGGCTCCGCTATCGCGCGGATTGCTTCTCGTATCTGCGAACGTGTGGCCATTACTTAATTCCTAGCGCTTTATCTAATCGCCAGGTCAATTGGCGAAATAGCTCTAAAGGAAAGTCTTTGGCAAGTGAAGCTTCTGTCTCTTGGTTTACCGCGTTCTTAAGCGTTTGCTCTGTGAACTTTGCACCAAAGCCTGCCACTTCAATATTCCCTCTGCCCTGACCTTTTCGAACATAAATATTGCGTAAGCCTTTATTGGTAAATGTGTTTGGCCACTCGTAAGGACCAACCGCATGACCATCACCTCGCGGCTTAGCGCCTGCCGTTCTTGCAGACAGCCTATTGGTACCAGCCCACACTTTCCCATGCAGACTAGTGGCTTTAGCACGCGTGATTTTCACACGTTGCCTTATAGGTGCTTGCTTAACTTGCATGGCCTTAGAAGCACGGCGAACTATTTTCGTCCGTGACTTTTTAAGGCTATCGTTGATGGTTGCCGCCATTGCACGGTTAACCTCACCTTTTCTATGAGTATCTAGCGCACGACTCATTCGCTTCATTTCAGCTAAGGCTTGTTTTGAGTTAACCGATACAATTTTTGACATTACTAAACACGCTCAAGGATCAAGCTTGTAACTTCGCCGGACTCTTGCTTTGTCACGAAAAGGTATTTAACGCCATTTACCGTGATAGGTTCCCTGCGCTTTATGGCTGGTAGCGATGTTTTCGGTGTATCGAACTGAACCTGATTAGTGTCCAGTTCACCGAACTCATGCGCTCTGGTGTACAGGTATCCATTCACCTCTACACCAGAGATAACCGCCACATGTTTAAAGTCAGCAAAAAAAACTGACTCCATATCTGCGGCAAGATCATCTTGAAAGCTCATAGCTATTCGCTTTCACCATCACTTTCTGGCCCAAACGCCGCGTCTAAACCGTCATCGATTTTTGGTACTTCGATTTCAGTGTTAGCTTTTGCGTCGACAATCTTACCTTTCGACGCTGCCTGCAGTTCCTTTGCCATCGAAGCATCAATCGAAATGATTGTTTTACCCTTTGCTTTAGGAAAGTAGCTTTTACCCATAAGGCGCACACCGCGTGTAAGCTCAAAGCTCACTTTTTTACTATCTCTAGCCATTTTCTTTTACCTTAAAAAAAAGCACCCGAAGGTGCTTTGCTAGTTAAAAATCATGTAGATTACTCACCCAAGCAGAATGCTTGAGGGTGACGAACCGCAACGTCTGCGTCTTGGAATAAACGCATAACAAGACCACCGCTAGCAACTTTGGTAGCGCGATCAGGTACCACGTCAAGCGCACCCCACAAGCCAATTAGCGCTTGCGAGAAGTCACCAAACAACATCTGGCCAGCGTTCATTTGTGTTGTTACTGCAGCGTTGTAATCGTTAACGCGGCCATTCTGCCAAATGAACTGACCTGTACCTGAAGCTTTCTCAGTTGTTTTAAGCTTGCCACGTAAAGACGGACGCATTAGATAAGCCATGGTGTTAGCATCTGCGTTGGCTTCTGCCACGTCAGTTTCAAATGCAACTGTTTCAGCCCATGTAGGACTATTTGGTGTAGCGAACGCAATTGCACCGATACCGCTGGTGTTAACGATACCTGTAGGCTCATTACCAATGCCCGAACCGTAAAGCGCGCCTTGGTCTAAACCTAAGCTTTGGCCACGCATGATGTCAGCCATAACCAGCGCTTCAATATCTGGCGTAGACTGGTTCATGATACGGCGAGTGATAGGAACTGCAGTAGCTAGCGTTTTAGGTCGTAGCTGTACAGTAGTGAAAGACAGGTCGCTATCTGTAGCCGCACCATCTTCTTCTACCCAGTAGAAGGTTGCCGAACCATTCTGTTTAGGAATATCAACATCACCCACAAGGCCAGACACCATGCGTGCACCTAATTGACCCACCACTGCTTGTGCGCGAAGTGCTTCAATGTACATTTCAGCATGAAGTTCGGTAGCTACAAGCTCAGCGCCTTTACCCGCACCGCCAGCTGATTGCATGCGCGCAAGTTGCATTTGGCGCAAACCATAGCCCATGGCTTCATAGCTAAGGTAAATACCGTCAGCATCACGACCAACACGTTTAGCGATAGCTTCTGAAACTTCACGCTCAAGGCCAGCTTTCTTAAAGTTGCCCGTAGCAACCGCACGAAGCGCATTAATCACGCTGTACTTGCGAAGCTCGTTTTCACCGATATCCAAATTAATCATAGTGGATTCGGCTTCAGGGTCTTTTCGCTTGCCGTGAAGCTCACGAATAAGCGCACTGTTGAATTCTTCATAACTGCGGCCTTTAGCAATAAAGCTATTACCTAAATCAGTAGCACCGTACTGACGCGCAGTTTCAGCAATACGCTGCGCATCGCTTGCTTCAGGTGCGGTTTTCACTTTGCGTGGCTCTGCGAATTCACGCTTAGTTTGGTTAGTCGTTTCCGGTGATACCGAACGTTCGGCTGTTTCATCCGGGGCGTTGTTGTCTTGGATTTCGATATCATCCATTTTACGTACCTCAGTGGTGGTTATTTTTACGGGGTTGTCGTTTGTTTCAGCGTTTCGACCAACACCTACGGTAGGGTCTGCCGGTACTGATACAGAAGATATTTCCAGCGGTTCCCAGTGGGTAACGCGGTAGTAATCTAAATCGTTTTCTTCGCGGGTTAATTTGGCTGCGTGGATACGGTAGCCAACAGATACATTCACGCGAATCTCATCTTGCATATCGATAAGAAGCTGCTGGCCAAGCGGATTGCGGCTCATCTTTATTTCAGCGTAACCGCGACCTTTCTCAATCCATGCTTTTTGAATAACGCCGCGTTGGTCGTTCCAGTTGTGATCACTAAGGAACGGGCCTTTATTGTTAATGCGTGCTAGGTCACATTCACCTTCATCATGACCAAGGGTTTCTACCCATCCCCAGCGCTCAACTTCATATTCACTGGAAAAGCTAAGGGTGACGATGCGGCTTTCTTCGTCTACCTTTTCAATTTGCGCTTCCATGTCACGTTGCATTACAGGGCATTGCCCTTTACGCAACATGGCTGCAGTAACTTTATTTACGTTCACTGTTCGCCCTCTTCTTCGTCATTTTTAGGGGCGTTTTTATTGGCTGCAGCTGCAACTTTTGCCCCTTTGCCAATACCAAAACCTTTCGCCAGCTCCATCGCTGGACCTAGTATCTGGAGATATTGCTGCCAGCCCTCTGCCATTTCGTCGACATCAACACCTTTTTCATTCAGAACATCCATCGGGTTCACGGTGAAGTTATCCATGGCAGCGCCGATGGCCTGCTCATCTTTTAATGGGTCAACCCATTGCCATCTGCGGCCTTTGAATGAGAATGCATCAACGCTGCGCTCTAGGTCATAACCTCTTAAGTTATCTATGGCGCCATTCAAAAGCGCATGTTTAAGCCAGCGTTGGTATATCGCGCCAACCACTTGACTTATCAACCAACCTTGAAGTCGCTTCCAGTGCTCTCTATCTTCGAGTACTGCTTGACGAAGACTTGACCAAGAAACACCTTCATAATCGTTCGCGCCTGTGTTGTAGTTGACATCAACACCAGCAAACGCACCTTTTAGCGAGGCTTTCTGAAAGCCTTCAACCGTATCGCCGTGGTGCTGAAAGTTTGTTTCTTTAGCTCGATAACCTTCTGGCGTTATCGCTGCGCCGCCTGGCTCAAGTTCGAAAATGAAATCACCTTCGTCTTCTTCTTCAGGGGCTTCTTGCTCTGGGTCGCGTTCGTAGATAACCATGTTGCTAGCTGCAACCCTGCTACCCACTAGCGCTGATTCGCGGTAACCACCGATATCGTGAAAATCTAAGAGTGATGCGTGAGCCCATGGAACACCGCGAGTTTGACCAGGGCGGAACATCGGAAAAGGAAGAATGATTTCATCTGCAGGAATACGAACGTAGCGTTTGCCAGTATTGTCATGTCGCCACGTATGTTCACCAGGGTGATTAGTTAATAAGTGGTAAGCTACATGCCTGCCCCACTTATCTATCTCAACGCCCATTTTAATGCGAACGCCATTTCCTAAATCTTTGTTTAAAGTGGCGTCCAACAGGTCAGCTTCAATAAGCTGAATGGCATACCCAAACTTATTGGGCGCGCCGTGAATGTGACGAATGATAATGTCACCGTCTTGGCATACGGTTTTTGCAATAAGCTGCATGGCCCCAATGAAGTCCATGCGCCCACTTATTTCACACACGCCAATTTTGCACCACTTAGCGAACGCTTTTTCGATAGATTGATTAGCTACGCGGTCTAAATTCCCATCGTTTCCGCGAACTTCAGCGTGTAAGCGCGGCCCCTTATCACCAACAACGTGAGTCTGCACCATGGAAAAGAAGCGCTTCATATAGCCAACGTCTTCACCAGCTTTGCGACTAGCAGCCTTAATTCTTGATAAATCGCGTCTTAACGTTTCATCAATGCTAAGACCAGAACCAAAGAAATTGTTTGAACTGATACGTGGGCTTTTCGCTGCAGCAAAGCGTTCTTGCGCATGCATTTTATGACGCTGGCGATCACGACTAGAACCAGCGCCTTTCCCAAGAACTGGTTCAACTCGCTCGGTTTCGCCTTTCGACTTTTTAAAGAGATTAAACATACACTACCTGTAGTAAGCTCGACGTGGGGGTTTAGTTAGGCCTTTCTTCTGCCTAACACTGCGAACGCGCCAGCTATATTTGCGCTTTAGCTTTTCAAGCTGCTCAATAGGTATGCGAGTTAAGCTGCGACCATCAACGGTATAGTTTTCGTGATCAGAAAGAATGCGGCCTTCAATACGCTTTTCTATCGCCTTTAAAACACGTTCTGCATGGCTGGTTGTGTCGCAATACTCCAAGTCATGCGGGTTAGCGTCGATAATGATGTAGCCATGGTCTACTGTTCTGCGGCCAGTGCCATCATCACTAAACAAATGCCAGCGATACTCACCAGACTGGTACGCTTTCGTTTCTTCAGAACCAAGGTCAACATGAAGCGCCCCATCAACCACAGTCGTGTCGATGGTAAATTTGCTTTCGGGGCCAACCAGAATGTACTGATAAGTGTGTGATGAGTTCGCCACTTTGCGTGACCACTTGGCGTAGTCACCTTTTACTAAACGTTTTGGTTCATTCATTATCTAACCTGAGTACTAAAGCCACGCTTTCGCCGTGGGCGAGTGGCAGATGATTGGCGTTTTCGCTTGGTAGCTTTCTGTTCAACTTCGCTTTCTAATTCAGTGCTGAACATATCTTTCTGGCTTAAACTGCTCTCTAATGCATCCCACTGAGCGCTAGTTTTGGCGTGAACCTTTTGAGACATTGCAGCGTGAAGTGCATAAACTTCGCAGTCGGTACCTTCGTTTCGTCTACCGCTCCGGCATTGCCAAGTCATTTGGCCTCGAAGCTTTTTACTTGGCGCTTTAACCTCAGCCGTGACTTGTTCCCAGTAGTCAGCACGCGCATCTTTATAGCTGTGCATGAAAGCAGCCGTACCTTGAAGACGCTTTGATAAAAGATCTTTAGCCTTGTGAGTACCAACGAGGTAAACAAGAACACCATGTATATCTGCTTTGGTTGAGCGTTTGGCGTTGTTGTGGTCAAGTTTGGCAGAAGGTAAGCGGAATATTTCACGCTTGCCGTTGTCGTTACTGTCACCCTTGATAGCCATAAGGTGAACGCGTCTATGTTTCTTACTTCTCGTTCTAACGTAGTGATAAACCGCGTGGTTGGTACCACCGTCAGAACTATCAATACTCGCCGCTGACAAGTAAATTCGGCCTAGGGTTTCGTGCTCAAAACCGTTGAAAAGTATCTGATCTAACTCATCCCAGACCGGGTCAGCTTTATCAACACAGTCACCGGCTATCTCTTTCCAAAGGACTAACCAGCTTTCTTCGTTTCTGCCGTAGGCCCGAATGATGATCGCCAGCCTATCGTGCTGAACGTCAACGCCAGCGGTAACAATCAACCCGCCTTTTGGTACCGTAAGCTCTGGGTAGTCATCAGCAAGCGCCTGCAGCTGCTCGTGATTCAGGTTATCTTTACTGCGGTATGCGTAAGGCTTACCCAGTTTAGAGTTCTGAAAAATTATCCTACCGGCTTCATCACCAGCTGCAGCTTCATGCTCTGCTTCTAGAAAGTCCTTAACCAAACTTGAAAGCGAGGTGCCAGGAATACAAACGTAAAGTTCAGACAGCCCCTTGAAGGTTTCAATTACGCCATCCGTGTTAACCGTTGGTACCCAACCGCAGAACTTATCACCTTCTTCCTCTGCAACTCTGCAGGTATTGAAAATGTTTTGCTGACGCTGCCAGTCATTCCACGCGCTACCACAGTGAGGGCATGCGTAAACCGCCGTTTCAGGTAAGTTTCTACCGTAGACTGGATGAACAGGGCCTTCATCTTGCTCTACCCAGCTGACATTTTCCCAGTCTAAAACGTGCTTTTCGCCACAATCGTGGCAGGCCACTGGCAGAGTTCGCTGGGTACCGAGGTTGATGTAATGCTCAACTTCGCTTAAATCCTCGACGGAAGGGGTACCACCAAGAACAAACTTACGTTTTCGAAAGCGCTTAATGCGTTCACGCGCTAGGCGTATCGCATCACCCTGATCACCAACGTTACCGTTTGTGTCGTCGGGTTCTTCAACCAGCACCACTGGCGATGGCGTCGACTTAACGTTACTGACTGAGTTAGAGCCAAAAACCTTAAGAGAGCCCCCTGGGAAATTCTTTTTGTTACTTCGGTTACCCGCCTTTCTACTGCTGCTTACATCAACTTTTTTAGCAAGTTCTGGCGTAGCCCTGATAACAGGTTCAAACTTCTCTTCAATGAAGTCGCGCGCTTTGTCATCTTTAGGAAATAAGCCAAGAATACGACTGGGTTCACAGCAAATACGCTTTGCTATCCAGCCAGTTTCTAGCAGTGTCCAGCCGATTTGGGCAGCTTTCATCAAGCCGACCATTTCAACAAAGTCGTCATCTAGGGCATGCATTACACCCCAAAAGTAGGGCACGTAATCCGCGTTGTACAAACCAGCAAAGTCTGCATCTTCAGCGGGTAGTCGAAAGTATTTTTCAAGCCATTCGCGCGTTGGAATGTTTTCAGGTGGTAGCCACCCAGCGCGGCATTCGTCAATCAGAGTCTGTAGATTGGAACTGGAAGTCTGCAATAACTCGCATGGCAGCAGCTGTGGTTCCATCAATTGATTCTCTGTCTATGGTGATCCCATGCTGGCTTTCCAGCATGGCTAAGATTTTTTCTATCGAGTTTGTGTACTCAGATTTCGCCAGGGCAATCCAACCGTCGATAGCCTCACGAACTTGTGCCTTGTCGAGAATTAGCTTTTCCTCTTTGAATAGCATGAGCTCTTTCATTCTCGCGTTGGCAGAAGCTTCGCGCGTTCGCGCTTCGTCTAACTTCAAGCGCTGGTCGCTTGCGGTTCTACCGCTGGCTTCGTCGCGTAGTTTTTCGCAGTAAGCACGTAACCACTGGCGGTAGGTACCGCCACGAACTAAGGTTCCGTTATCGAGATGTTTGTGAATGGCCGGTTGTGAAGCACCAACCAAAGAAGCGAATTCTGTTTGTTTAGCTTTATCATCTAAATCAAACAAAATATAACCCCCCTATGGGATTTTATAGCTGTTAAAAAAACGCGGGTCTATGCGCCGTGTGAGGGGGTGCCTCCAAAAGGACCCGCGAAAATATTTTTATGAAAGTTATTTAGGAATGCATTCGTTGTTAGGTGATGCTTCCATAAGTTTGGCATGAAGTTCTTCTTGTCGTCTGTCTTCTTTACGCTTGAAGTAGACGTTAACACCGAATGTAGCGATAGCTATGATGATACCAATCACTGCAACTAAATGGTCGATGCTTATCATTCCCCATAAAGCCGTAAGCCCACTGGCTGTGTAGTTCGTAGCTGTGGTCTTATCACTCATTTTAAATCTGTCGCTATATGCTGACATGCTATGCACTCCTGTAGGGCCCATAACATGATTATTCAATTGTTGTTCCATTGTGTATTAGACGTAAGGTTATTATTTACCACGCCATACCTTTAGACCAATAGCAGATAACACTACAGCCTTGAACAGAAAGTCTATATCAACACCTGCACTCTCAAGGTTGCTGATGGCCAGTACTGCTGCATCCAACATGCGAGAGTCATTGAATACAGCTAACGATAATGCGCCTAATACCAACAATGCATAAGGTGAGGTAACGAGAACGGTAACATACTCATCTTTCCAGCTGCTCTCTAGGCCTTGGGCTAATAGCGCCTCTCCCTCTGCGTCAGTAAGTGTGACCTCATGATCACCTGCTAACTTAGTTTGCTTAAGCTTCGCCTTAGCCTGTTCAGCGTTAGCCTTTTGCTGTTGCTTACTCTTGAAGATACCAATAACACCATCAATAACGCTGCTTAGAGGGTTTAACCAATTCATTATTTCACCTTATGGCTTATACAATTCAAAGTGTGGTAAGTCGCGGAAACGCTCATCACGGCTTCTACCGTCCATATCCCAATCACCACCCCAGCGAAGCAAGTGGGTTGTTTTACCCTCAGCGTATAACTGACGAGCAATACACATGACATGACCTGCGAATACAGCGAAAGCCAATTCGTCTTTCCAGTCTGTGTTACTTAATTCTACGAAGTAAGGGCCAGCATCAATGGCCATGGAAGGGAAAGTGTTGTGCTTTGAGTTAGGCCACTCCAATTGACTCAAACCATCGGCAAAGGCTTTGTTCTGCTCATCTTTACCGCGATAGCCGCAAAAGATCGACGCGTTAATGAACTTCTTCACCTCGTTGAATATCGTTTGAGTATCAACATGGCACGTATCAAGACGGGCTTGAGAAGTTTTGCCGTAGGGAAACATAATCTTCATCCATAAAAAAGCCCCACCAAATGGTGAGGCAAGGTTGGGATAAAACAAGACACAACAAGCAGAGAGAAGCAGGCACAAAAAAAGGCCACTCAATGAGTGACCTTTATGTCGAGTGCAGCTTCGCTTAGCTTACGTGAATTAAAGTAGGTGATCCGCGCGCGCAGATCAACAAGTTTTTTCAAATTATGCCAATTTAACGTCTAGAGTGAACCCAATTAAAGCCCCATCAACCCAACAAATAGCTGATTTATGGAGGCTTCTGGCTTTTGTCTCGCCAATGTTTAACGCGTTAGAAATCATTGGGTAATTGTAATCACTACGGTAATACATGATGACGATATTGGCTAACAAGGGCCGTTCTCGCTTAAGTTCTGCAACAAGACGGTCTACCAATAGCGCCATTTCGTCATTGATGAAAAACACGTTGTTGTTATCGCTATTCCCGATATTTAGCCCTAATCCCATTCGGCTCCATTTGCCCCACTCGTTAAGCAAAGTCTCGGTTTCGCTTGTATCGTGCTGAACGTCTGTCACTACTACGCTACCTTATCGTCTGGTGTGCTTATGTGCGCCTGGCGCTTTCTAGAAACGAGCATGCCAAGCTCTTTAATTTTCTGACTAACCAAATCATCGCCAAGCATAGGTTTGCCGTGCTTAGCCACGTAACTGTCGATAACCGGCTTTTTCGGTGTTGAGTATTCAAGCGCTTTTCTCGCTTTAGGCAAATCCCCTGTCATAGCTCTGTCTACCCAGTATTCGTACTCTCCTTTGAACAAATCCATAAAATCGGAGTCGCGCATCTGATACACACGATGGCCTACCCTTTCGTCTACCAGCTCAACCGCTCGATGGCTAAATACAAATTCTTTGCCTTTGAACCTTCCCCTTCTGGCGATCACTTCGTCGTAAGCTTCGCGCAGTGAGGGTATGCCTAGTTCCTCAGGTGTAGGTTTGCATAACTTTGCAAACTCTGTAGGCCGTGGGCGATATTGCTGCTTACACGCCTTTGCGATCCCCGCTTGAATTTGTCGACTGCTAGAAATTCCCTCATCAACCATCTGCTTGGCGTATTCACGAATGGCCCATTGCTGCATATCCAGTTCTGGGTACTTGTTCACGAATTCAGGCCAGTACTCCATCAACACTGGTTTCAGGTTTGTTAAGCAAAACTGATAGACAGTTTCAAGTCGGGTCGTTAGAGAAGTCGAATGCTTCGACCCCTTCGCCTCGTTGCGCTCGTTCATAACAGTCTCGCCATGCGGTTGCTGTTGCATTGCGATACCCACTTGATTGACTAGATTGCTGCTTGAGTGCATGACTGCCCCCTTTGACTTGGTTGTGCTTGATGGTTGCGCAGTAACGCATCCAGTACTTTCGATGTGTGGCTATGTGGCGATAGGTGTTACCCGTATCGCTAAACTTCCACTTGTTGAAAATCGCTTGTAGCTCATCCGTGGTGACTGAAAGACCAACTTGCTTAGCCAACCCTACCCAGTCGTTTGAGAAGATCAGATTTTCGCGCGCGCACGCGCTATCTTCTTCTTCTATAGGTTCCTCAGGTATGGGTTGTTCCTCGGATTTTTTGAATTTTAATACATTTCCGCTGTATCGCTTGCTATTCGTTGGCTGTAGCGGTTTTTGTGGGTTGGTTGTTCCTTGGTTGCTCTGTGGTTGTTCCTCATTCGGACGTGAAAGTGCTGTATGAGCAAGAGAGCAATAGAATAAGGCTGCTTTTTGTTCTTTTAAGTCGCCTTTTTGAACCAGTTCAATAAGCCCCGCTTTTTGCAATTGTCTAATTGCAGTGCGTACAGTTTCTCGCGATGGAGCCCCTTGGCATTTGTTTGAACCGCGTGGTGGAGTGTGCTCCATAGCTTCTCGCATAGAACGAGCGCTTACGTGCACTAGTCCATCACTATACCCCATATTCTTCCTAAAGCAACGTATGTAAAGCGTAACTGCGAATGGAGGCAAGCAGTTATCGCTTAGCGCTTCATACTCGGCCTGATTCACTGCATACCCTCGCCAAGCTTAGTTATGGCTTCCAGCTGCAGCAGGTCGTCTGCTATTTCAACTAGCTTGCTAGATATGGTTGGGTCCATAAATCTGGCTAACGCGTTTAGTGTTTCGCGCTTTATGCCAAGGTCTTGCGGTTTACGTTTAATTGCGATGAACAATGCTTCTAAGCTTTTTATGGAAGTGTGAACCGGGTCTTCCTGTTTTTGGTCTTTGGCAGTTCTGGCCGCGCTGATGTCCTTTACTTTGTCGTTGAGTGAAGCAATGGTACCGCCGGTAGGCTCGAAATATGTGGCAGCTTTCCCCTTGGCCGTTAGTGTCCAAGTCTTCTCAGTAAGATCTTTAACGATATAGCCGTGGCCACTTAGCCTGCCTAATGCCGCAGAAAGTGGAGGTAATTCAACTGCACCAATTGCTTCAGCGAGGGCGTCGCGGCTGTAAGCGCAATTGGGTTCAAAACAATTAAGTAATTCAGTATCAGTAAACATTACTAGTCCTCAGCGGCAGTGATCAGGATTAGGTCTTCAGGCGCTAAATGAATTCGCCCGTTCAAATCGTCATCAACATGTATGATGCGGTCAAAAACAATGGCTACTTTTCCGTAGCTATTACCATCAAGAATGGTGGGTTCAGTTAATGTGCGTGCGCCTGGAATTGGCCGAACGGCATCACCCACTTTAAATAAGGGTTTTCGGGTTGGTGGTAGACCCATATACTTCATCATTCGGCCTTGTGCGCTCATAACTTCACCAGAGCATAAGCGGCAATAGCGAACGGCATGGCAACTACAAAAAGCGAAATGGTAAGCAACGCTGCTCTAACTATGCGCACAGAAAGTGGTGGCTGGTGCCACATGTGGTGGTGACCTTTTACTGCTTTATTTTTTGTAGACATAACCATTACCTATTAAAAGTCATTCCAAAGGCTGCTAAGCTGCAAATCGGACAAAAAACAACACGCAACCAAAGGAATGAAAGTGAGTAAAGATGTTGAACAAAAATCACCATTACCCCAATCGCTAGTATCAAAAGGGGTGTTGGTGGAAAACGGAGCCAAAATGGCCAAAGAGCAGAGTGACAGAACAATTGACTTGCTCAAGCTTACTGTGACCATAAGTCTTGGGGGATTAGTCGCCTCTCTGGCAGCACTTAGCAAGCTAAATATGCCGGCATTACCGTTGAGGTGTTTGATACTGTTATTTTGCCTTTCTATAGTCTCTGGGGTTTTGTCACTCAAGCGCTCTATAGACATAATGTCGGCCTCTTGGAATAAGTACTACAAATCGAATTCAGAGCTTTTGGAGCAACATGAAAGCGTTCCGGTGTCCCCTCCAGGCTGGAAGGAGTATTATATTTGGTTTGATAAATCGGCCTTGAACCTATGGCGTGTTCACTTCGGTGCATTGCTAGCCTCATTCTTCATCCTTGTGGCGCTGGCGTTTATCGTCTAAGCCTTCACTTTCAGAAAACTCTTTTTGGTTAAGGCTTTCCTCACGACTTCTTGACATGTCGATTTCCATTTTTATGTAAAGGGAAAATACGCCAACCAGTAGCAAGATGACTAACAGAGCGCTCATGATTTCCGCTCCTTAGTACAGTTATAGGTATGCAGCGCTTCAGTTATGCTTTCGAGTGAAACACTGTTTAAAAGGTATTGTGATGAAACAACAAAAAAACCTAGAAGTGGCTTTTGCTCTGTTAAAAGAAGCTGTTGAAGTGTTGCGGCCACTGTCGCTGAATGGCTGTGACGACGATTTAGCGCTATTCGTGCAATGCTTGAAGTGCGAGTTAAGCATTCACAAAGCGCTTCTTGATGGAGAGTCTCACAAGTCATAAATTTCTAACCACTGTACAAAAAAACATAAACTTTGACAGACTATTCAAGCCCGTTCGAAAAGCTATACTTAAAAAATACTTACTACACACCGTTTGGGGCGTTGAAATGCTAAGCTGCTTGATCATTGGTATATATATCTGGTCTTATGACAAAACGGCTGACGCCAATCGCGCTCTCAATCTGAATCGCACGGATCACAGGTATTTTTCTGTCTTTCCATTTTCCAACCGCTTGTTCTGTTATTCCAAGTTTCTGGGCAAGGAGCTTCTGTGTGCCTCCAGCAGCCTCTACGCACATTTTAAATTCTGGTGTCATGTAAACCTCCTATTTATTAAATAGTAAACCATCGCTTTATTTAAAGTAAACCAGAAAAAGCATAAAATGGTAAACCTTACGTTTATGGTGCTGATATGAAAGATAATTCTGTAACTGCTAGGATTAAAAAGGCGATGGTTGAGAGGGGTGTAAAGAACGCTCACTTAGCCAAAGCTGTAGGCGTCACTCCGCAAGCAGTCGGAGGATGGTTCAAAAAAAACAACATTAGCCAGCCGTCGATTATAAAGTGTGCTAATTACCTCAATGTTTCTCTCGATTGGCTCATGAACGGTGACAAAAGCAGTAATGTCGTAGAGTTGAATAAAAATAGAGTGACTGAGCCCAGCGCTGAGTATATGGGGATGATCGAGCCATGGGATAGCAATACCCCGCTCAATGAAGATGATGTAGAGGTGCCTTTTTACATGGAAGTTGAATTGTCAGCAGGGTCAGGCTTGGAAGTGCAGCTAGAGACCGCTGGGCCTAAATTGCGATTTTCGCGTTCAACACTTAAAAGGCAAGGAGTAGACGTTGCTAATGCAGCATGCGTTAGGGTTTCAGGAAACTCAATGGAGCCCGTAATCCCTGATGGCGCGGCTGTAGGAATAGATACTAGCCGCACAAATGTTAAAGACGGTGACATGTACGCTATAGATTGGTCTGGCGCTTTATTCGTTAAAATATTAACTAGACGACCAGGCGGTGGATTACGTATCAAAAGCTTCAACCACGAAGAATATCCAGAAGAAATCCTCGACGCGGAAGAAGCAAAAAATATTAGAGTAATTGGGCGTGTCTTCTGGTATTCGGTTTTGTTGTAATTGAGGACTAGGCCTTAGACAATTCGGGCTTTATTTGCAGCAGTTTTTCGACGACCAGCTCAATATCACTGTTTGCATCTTCCATTGTTACGTTTTCTTTTTTCAACTCCGTAATGGCTTTTCGCATTATCGAAATAGTTGGTTTCTTTATGTCATACGAATCTCTAAACTCTGAGTCTTCGAATTCAAGCACTATTTCTTCAAAATTACGCCAATCCTCGAGCAGAAGCTGATTTCTTTTAAAGATCTCTATTTGCTCATCTGTCTTTAAGTCTTCAAGATGGTAATCAAAGTCTCCGTCGTAATCTCTTTCAAACTCTTCAATAAATGTTTTGGCCTCCGAAAATGTCAGCCCTGCCGGCGCTTTTAATGAAAAGAACCTATAAAATTCTTTTTGTAAGGTGTTAGCTGGTCTTTGCTCCCAAGTAGTTGCGTTTTCAGGATTTGAAAGTAGCTTATTAACCTCATATCTAGCTTTTGTCTGGTTTAGGCCAGTTAAAGGAATTTTAAAAAATTTAAGGAGTTCTTTGTTTCTGTCGTCGATTGGCTTGAAGATACCAATAAGATCAGACATCTCACCTTTATTTAGTTTTCCTTTGTTAATTTCTACACCCAATGAATTCAAATGGGCATATTGGTTATCTGTTGATTCATCGTAATACGAAGACGGTAAAAATAACGAACCATTGTTAGCCTCTTTATTCTCTTGAGCCTTACTCCATTCTTCGGACAGCCAGTCTAAGTTGGTGAC